TCGAAACCTGCGCGGAGTTATAGACGAGAACATCGTTAAGGATCCAGAGCGCGTTTGAGTATCGGATTCCCGTCCCGTCCTCGTTAAATACGGTCGGAGTTCCGGTAACGCTTCCGGCGGTAACGCTCCGATCCTGAAACACGAAGGAGCCTGTCGCGTCGATGTATAAAGCACCGTACTCCGAGAGTTCAACCGTCTGGAGAGCCGCGAGACTCGTCCTAGCGGTTCCGGGATCAGCCTGCATAGTTGTCCTACCCGCGTCTATATCCCTCATCGAATTAGGCCACTCGATAGTGTTTAGAATTTGATGAACTCGGGTTCCAGATAAATCCCCGGCGGAAGCTCCGGCGACCGTAGAAATCTGAGCCATAGTAGCGAGTCGAAAAGCGTCCACGGCCGTGATTGTGGTATAAACGACATCGACGGCGTTTAACGGAGTCGTCGTCGAATAGCCGGTTATATATCCCGAAAACATGGGATAAGTGATTCCCGCCGAAGTTCCGGAGATAGTCACTTTTCTCATAGGATCAAGAAGCCCGTAATAAGGCCCCGATGTGTTCATCGGATTGAAGTCACCGTTCTGATCGACAATTCTGAGAGTGAGAGTCCCCGTCTGAAACTGGTCGCTCTGCGCGTTTCTACCGCGAGCGATTTCGACTCTATCGACCTGCGAAGATACATCGACGATGACGGAAGTTGAGTCCGCGAGCGCGTTAATATCTAATCGACCGATGTCTAAAATCATCGCGGGAGCAAAGCCGGGGCCGGTCGAAAAGTTTATAACCGCGTTAATAACCGGCTGGCTCATTAAATCGCTCCGGCGTAGTCGAGATTATTTCCGAATCGGTTGTTATTCTGAATCGCTTTCTGTACCGCTCGCGCGAATTCTTCGCTGGAGGTCGTACTTATAGGAGCATTAAAGTTAAGGACTATCGTCGAATCGTTACTGCTAGCCGTACTCGTTCCCGCGCTATCGGGCAGAAGATTTATAAACCCGCTCCATTCCTCACCCTTCGGCATAGTAGGAAATTCTGGAAGCGGTGTAAAAGGAGTTACGGAGGGGCCGCTCTTAGGCGTAACGATTGTCGGGACGCCTTTAGCCAGAGTCGCGAGATAAGTCTCTAAAGCCGCCTGTTTTATATTATCCGCCGCCGTCTGCGCCGCGCTTATTTTCGCGATACTCGCGAGACGCTGGATAGTTAGTTCCTGATCCTGTAATTTCTGCGAGTAAGTCGAAAGCGCCGCGAGTCCTCCGGCGTACTTTATCGCGTCGTTATATCGAGTCCAGGCGGCGGCTCTAGCGTTATCTTTTTCGGCGTCGCTCATCTTCGATTTAGAGATTGCGTCGAGTTCCGCGAGAAGCGTCGTATTTATAGAACTCAACTGCTTTTCCGAAATAGTTTTAACGCCGGAAAGCTTCGCCATATCGCTATTCGCCTGCCACGCCGCTAACTCTTTCATCTTAGCTAGAACGAGATCCGCGTCGTCTAATTGGATCGCTCTTAATAATTCGAGGCGGAGTCGAGTTTCTTTATCGACGGACATCTTTAAGGCGGCGACGATTCCGATCTGTTCTAAATCAAAGAGAGCGTTTCCTTTAGCGAGAGTTTTTTTATCCGCCGCTAGCTTTCGCGCCGCCGCTTTTTCCTGCGCCGCTAACTTAGCCGCCGCCGCTTTATCAGCCGCTAACTTCGTCGCGGCGGCTTTAGCCGCGTCTTTCTCGTACATCGTTCCGTAGATTCCGCCGTACTCCTGCGGCCCTCTAGCTTTATCTAAGGCGTTAATTTTATCGTAAGTCTTTTTAAAGTCTTTAAAGGCGTCGAAGTTTCCCGTCGCTAAATCTAAAAGGGAAGGCATGGCCGCCATTATCTGGAGTTCGCGACCTACCCAAACGATAAAGTCTTCCGTTCGTTTCGCGAGCTTATCTATATCCGAGATCGCTCCCTCGAAGTTCCCCGCGCTAGAAGCCTCCGTTAAAGCCTGAACGAGTCCTTTTCCTATCGTTTCGCTCGCGTTAGCGGCGGCGACATTTAGACGATCCATAGAGCCGGAATAGCTATTAGAAGCGGTTAAAGCCGCTCCCGTCGTAACGGTCGAAATCCTCTTTAGAATATCCTCGAAGCTCATCGCGGAGAGTTCGGCTTTAGTTAAGCCCGTCGCGTACTTTATAAGACCTCGGGTATTTCCCGCATAGGCCTTAGCGAGATCTCCCGCCGTCGAAACTACGCTCTCCCCGGAGAAGGCCGCTAAATCTAGGGCCGATTTAAGAAGATCCTGCGAAGCTACGACATCGCCTGTCGTTGTAAGCAATTTCTGGAACGCCGGACGAAGTAAATCATCGAGGACGCCGTATTGAGCCTCCATAGTTCCGATGAAATCTTTCACTCGTTTATCCGCGAAATGGAGTCCTAAATTATCGAGCGACTTACTAAGAATCTTCGCGGCTTTATCGTCAGCGACGAAAGCCTTAACGGAGGCCTTTCCGTACCGGATTATCGAGGCCGTACCTAAAGCGAGCCCGAGACTAGAACCGACGCGGAGCGCGGTCTTTCCGAAACTCTTTAATCCTTTATCGGCTTTCGTTAATCCTTTCGCGTCGAACTCCGTGAGGAACTTAATTCCGATCGTCATTCGATATTACCTCCGAACGCTTTAATCGAGTCGAGTCTCCCCTGAGTAATATATTCGACGCGTTTCATACCGGCGATTATAGACTTAATAAAGCGTCCGTTATCGTCTTCGACCGCTCTAAAGATTAACCGGCCTTCCTTCTTACCCTTAATCTGTCGCTGATTGTCCTGTTTATCTATTTCGTCGATAAACCAGGCTCCGGCTTTCGGGTTACGCGAATGCGATACTTTTCGATTACCCGGAGCGGCGCTAGGGCCTTCCCAGGGTAAGCCGGTCGGATTTATTCGTCCCGCCGTTTCGTAGATAGCTCCCGCCGCCGATTTATTTCGGAGTTCGTAGAGAGTTCGAAAACCTCTCGAATTAGTTTTAGAAAAGCCAGTATCGTAACTTATTCCGCTCTTAACCTCTCCCGCCTGATATAGCGGAAAGGAGCGCGTAGAGAACGCCGAAGTCTGCGCCGTAATCTTTCGGCCTTTAGAAGTTATCGCCCAGCCGTGTAAGTTCTCCGGAAGAGTACTAGGAGCGAATCCTCTCGCGACTCTTACCATAGCCTTTAGTCGATCTCGCGCGTCCCGGTCGATTTCCCTCTTTAGATCCGGAGCGAACTTAGCGAGAGCGCGCCGGGTTTCTCTAAGGCCTTTTACTTCGACGGGCACGTTTCGCTCCTTCCGCTCTCGACTTTATAACCTGTAAAACCGCCGCGAACATTCGAGGATCCCATTCGAGAATCTCGTTTGGCGAGATATGGAGTTCCACCGCTAGCGAGGCCACTAGATAGGTGAAAGACTCCGGATCTATTTTTTTCTAGGTTCCTCATCTAACACTTCGACGGATTCTAACTCGATAAGGAACTCGTCCCCAAAGAGAGGAATCGTTAAACCGGCGCGACGCATACATTCCCAGGCCAGCCAGTAAATATCTCCCTGGCGTTCGTTCTCTCTAAACTGCTTATGAATACCGCAGTTAAACTGCTTTTCAAAAGCGTACTCGATCGCCGGAGTAATCTTTAAAATCACGGCCTCCCCAGAGGCCCTAGTTATTTTGAGGCTAGCCATTTTTTTATCCTTAGAACGCGACGGAAGGAGAAACTACAAGAGCCGAATTAACGGTAAAGGAAAGAGAAGAAGCGGCTTCATCGGAGACGCCTCCCGATCCTAATGGAGTGAGGTTATTAACGAGAATCGAAAACTGGTAGCTCGGATTAGTCGCGCTAACGACGGTTCCCTTAACCGTAATTAAAGAGACCGCGAGAGTCGTACCGGCGGCGGCGTTTAAAGTAGCCATAACGGAAGCGGCGTCCCAGTCGTTAAAGAAGTCGATCGAAAGCGTCGCGGCTTGAAGACCGGCGGCGAAACGATGTGAGGTATCACCCATCGCTGTTACTTCGAGTTCGTCGAAGACCTGCGTTAAAGTAATCGCGGAAACTAGTGATGAGATGTCAATGCTTGGAACGGTAGGAGCGGCCGCAGTAGCGAGTTTAACGCCTACCTTATTATTCAGATATATAGTCATTTTTTATTCGCTTTCTTCTTCGGTAGGAGCGGGTGTCGCTTTTCCTGTTTTCTTTTCGTCTTTTACTTGGCCCGTCTTAATAAGAAAAGCCAAATTTTCATCTGTAGCCATTTTTTAACTCCAACTCGATAGAACGGATATGGTTAGATCCTGCGTTAGTAAAGCTCCGGAAGCTAGATCGAGAACGGTCGGAGCGGATAAATTACCAACATTAAATGTTAGAGTAGAATCCGCGAGTTTATTAAACACGACGCGGCTAAACTCTTCGATCCCCGCTAGGTTCCCCTGATTGTCAAGCATGGGAACCGAAATTATAATTTTAAAGTTCGCTAAAGCCGGAAGAGAGTTCTGCGAATTATTCGACGGCGTTAAATATGGATCTCCCGGCGTGACGATAACCGAGTTCGCGATAATCGTCGGTGGTGGAAAACTAAACGTGCTCCAGACTCCCGGGTTCGCTAAGATATCGGCGATCGTAGTCCGAAGCGTAGTAATCGCGGCGGTAGGCATTAGCCGACCATCGAAGACGGCGAAGTGTACGGAGCGAGCAGACCACGAATCTTGCCCATTAGATTATTACCCATTCGGTATGGATTCGCGGATAACCCGTCGATCGAAACTCCTCCGGTCTGCGAAACCTGTCGCGCTTGCCAGACATCGACGGCTAACATCATCGCGGCCTCTCGAACGGCGGGAGTCGCGGCGTAGGCGACGGCTTTAAAGTCCGGGCCCGTAATAGTTCCGTAAGGAAGAATCAGATGCTGAGCGTCGTTACTCGCCGTCTTCGCGAACTGAATAAACGAGTAACCGCGCGGATAGTTATTAGGGAAACCCATAAAAAGATTATTCGTCGAAAGGGTATAAGGCCCCGTCCCGGTAATCGTCTGAGCTCCGTTATAAGTAGAACCGGCGTTAGCGATTGTCACCGACTGGCCTACTACGAAAGCTCCGGAAGACGCAATAACCAGCGTTGCGACATTAGACGAAACTCCGGCGGATACGACGGGGACTCGGTTAAACCATAAAAACTGATCTATCAAATCTTGAGAGGTCTGGCACACTTCTTCGACGGTCGCGGAAGAGTAAAGCGTTCCGATACCGAGGTTCGAACGAAGTTCTGCTTCGGTGACATAAGTCGCGGCCACGATTTCCTCTCTTTCTAAAGGCTCCCGGAGCTAGGGCCTCCTAACTCCGGGAGCGGCTTAGGGTTTTATCAGGTTAGGTTGAAACGCTGGATTCCTCCGGCGACATTCACCATAGTGGCCATATAGCCGTAGATAGCGACCTGAACTTGAAGGTTAGAAACGACATTCACGCTCATATACGCGGTAGGGCTTTCGAAGACCGTAAAGGCTTCCGGAGCGATAATAAAGGCGCTCTCGTCGATAGTAGTGGAAACCACGTTGCGATCGACGAAAAGGTTGAGGTCTAGGACCATTCCGCGAGAAGAAGTCGCGGCGGCGTTTCCACCACTATTCATAGGATTTCCCGCATTATAAATCGGTCTGCCTGTTGAATCTGTAGCGCCCAGAAGGAGCGACCATTGTGAGCTACCTGCTAGATAATTCTTCGCGAAATAAGAAGAAGCTAGATAAGCGGCTGGAGCGGCTTGCGAAATGTAAGAAATAATTCCGGCGGAAGTAGCGGCAACCGCAGTTGCTTGAGTTCCACCAGCGGTGAGAGCCGTAATAACTGCGGCGTCCGTTACTTTATCGTAATTGTTTTGAAGTTCGCGAGTAATTGCGTCGAAGAAGCCGGGATCCGACCGCTCCAGCAATTCAATCGAAATGGTCTGCATTCCAGAATACTTGCTAACACTAGAAGTTAGATATTCGGAAACCGCGTCGGTATTAGATACCGCTCCGCCTTCTGCCTCCACCGTTGTCGTTGGATAAGTCGTGAACTTAGGACGATTAATGGTCATTCCTGAAGCTGGAAGAGTCTGCTTATCGACGCACTCCATAGCGGGACGGCCGAAGTTTCCCTGAGTCGAAACAATCGACTTTAGGTACTGCGTAGGAGTAAATCCGAGTCCGGCGCTAGAGAAGTCATCGGCGG